GCGCCGTTTAGACTGGCTCACGTCATGTTCTTTTCGGTTTTCTGGGTAAATAAATAATGCTCTCGCCGGGTGTGTCTGGACAACACATGATACTGTCCAGTCGGGTTCGCCTTAAAAATGACTTTGCCGGATTTTTCTCTCACACGGCGAGAATAAAAGAAAGAGAATATCAGAGAACGCGTGTGATACCTGATATTAAACAAAGTCGAACGTGAAACAGACAATTTACATCGAAGACAACAAAATGGAAAACTGTACCTATTGTAATCCCTGCGGGGACTGTAAGGTATGCCTGGATTCCCTCTCACCGAACCATTTTCGGTCTGAAACTAACTCCCCTGACGACGCTACCTCCTATAGACGCCTGAGATTCTCAGGTGACCTACTCGTATACCCATCCGATGGGGTACCTGAGGTCCCACTTTCATGTGGTACTAGGTCTGAGGATGTGAGGGGGAGGGAAGTAAGTTTGCCCCGAGTCGCCGGTCTGTCTTCTGGTAGTGCGATTAAGTTCTGCGCACAGGAGGGAGAACGCGGCCGTGAGGGAGTTAATGGTGGTGTGAAGTGCTTCCGATACGTCAAGGAAGAAAAACGAAAAAGACGTCTCCATGCGAGGGCCACTCAGCATCCTCGGGAGAAAAAGCAGAATGAAAGACCGGTAGAGAGAGAGTCTACTCCGGGAAAGAACAGTTATTCCAACATGTTCCAACCCTTAGCAGATTTGTCTAGCTGTTCCCGATCGGAGAAGTTTCGTGCCCAGGCCCTTCGCCTGGCCGAACACCTTTCTCTCGAGTTGGGACTACCTACCGATACAAGTAAATTACGCGACGAAATTCAGTGTGGAGAGTTAAGAAAGGCTGTACGAGAAATGATGCCTGACGAACTCAATGAAATACAGGAATTAAGCGTGAAGACGTGTATGAAAGTCGAGCGTTCTGTGTGTAAGTATTGCGAGCCAAGATTCGCTGAGAAAGTCAATGAGTGGCGTGACTTTCTTTCTCAGCCGGTACGAGTCGATGATGGTCATTTGGAAACTTTCCGTAAAGCTTTCCGATCTAATATCCCACGTAAGTGGAACACCAGACCTGGCCCGTTTATACCTAATGGCAATGCTTCTCTTCTCCATTCAGTCAAGAACGGAGGTAATTGGAATGAAGAACAATTCTCTGACAGGTGTCGTACGGCCTTGGTATTCTCGAAGGGGAAGCCTCGGATTGTCACCTGTTACTCTTCATACAATACCGAAGTTCTGACTCCTCTTCATACTTCCCTATATAGTTTCCTTGGCGACATGGGTTGGCTTCTCGTAGGAGATCCGACCGAGGAACATGTCCTTCAGCTGAACGGTTCCGGAGCTTTCAACAGCTTCGATTACACCGCTGCAACTGATTCGATAAAGAAGGCCTACGTGCAGGCTGCCATTGAGGAACTTATAGAGGCTGCGGACGATATCGGTTACGAGGAAGCCCGGTGTCTCCGTGTTCTTGGGAATCTTCGGCTCTACGATCTTGAGACGGAGCTTCTTGGAGCTGAATATCCCGAGGGATTTCAGGACTTCAACCGAGGACAGCCTATGGGGAGTGTGATGAGTTTCCCTTTGCTTTGTCTCATCAACAAGACCTGTGTTGATATGGCCCTTACAGATCTGTACCTGTCCGGCAGGATCAGTTTCAAAGAGTGGTCAGAACATAGGTGCAAAATTAACGGAGACGACTTGCTGGTTCGTGAACCGAAAGAGAGGTCTGATCTTCGTTCAGCTATCATCCGAAATGGTCAAGAAATCGGTTTGACGGTGAACGAGGAAAAGAGCATGGTATCTCATGAGCTTGCTGAGATTAACTCGACCCTCTTTTCGTCTGGCGGTAGAATGAAGGAAAAGAAGACAAACGCGTCAGCTGTTTATATGAAACCGGATACGGAGGATGTTCTCGGACTCGCGTTCGAGGCTTCTCGTACCGTTTCCGGTTTCAGATCAGTTGTCCGTGCGAACGCAAAGCTTCTTTCCCTCCAGCAAGAAAAGCATTTGGAAAAACTTCCTTATCCCTTTATAGCCGCGTGCCGTAAGGACAAGAAGATAAGGAAGGCTTTACTTTCTGCTCCTACTGAGTCGAAATCCCAGATTGACAATTTGTTCCCTGTCGTTGAGAAACCAGTTGGTTATGATCTCAAGAGGGAAACGGAGATTTCGGTTCTAAGTGCAGAAGTAAAGCGATTAAGGTCGCGGGGAATAGCATTGAACATAAGAAAATCAGAAGAAAAAAGAAAGAAGAAAAAAATGTTCATTGCGGTACCCTGCCAGAGGTCATGGCGGTCCCTTCTACGTCGTTCGGCTCCCAAGAAGGAAATGGTTCTTTCCGTTCTTGAAAAAAGATATTGGCTGACGATAAAGGAACTGGGGATGCATGATGTTGACGTTTTCGACCCTTACATTGACGATTGGTTCTCGTTTCACGATGAGAGTCTTTTTGGCAGTAAGATTGAGATGTTGACATCCTCTTTGAAGTCCTGCGGGATTAGCTCGAAATTGCGTACACCGAGGGTTGAGGATTGGTCTCAAGATGACTGGCTGCCTTTGGTCGATTTTTAGTTTTCCC